CAACCTTGCTGAGCGCGGAGCAGAAGACGCTTTCCCAGGTGCTCCTGTTGTCAGTAGCAATACTGGCGGTAGTAATACTGGCGGCAATAATCTTGCGACACCCACTTCTCTTACGGGTTCAGCAGCAAACGAACTTAAAGCAATCCTTCGACGTTACGGTCTTGAAGGGTTGTTTGACCCCCTAGCCGCGGCTTTGATAAATGACCCATCTTTGATTAAGAACACGGACGCATTGTTTGGTTCAATTCGTGAAACGCCACAGTATCAAGCAAGGTTTAAAGGCAACATTGAGCGTGCTAAAAAGAATTTGACGCTGCTATCCGAAGCAGAGTATGTCAGCCAAGAGCAATCGTATTTGGCGGTGAATAAAAATCTTGGTTTGCCTCGCGGGTTTTATGACACGCAAAACGATTTTGCCAACTTTATAGCCAACGATGTGTCGCCCGTCGAGTACAGTAACCGCATCCAGCAAGCGTATAACGTTGTTAAGAACTCTGACCCAGAAGTATTAAACCAACTAAAAATGTTCATCCCAGAACTACAAGACGCAGACCTCGCAGCCTACATCCTCGACCCGTCACGTTCTGGTCAAGAAATCGAACGCAAAGCCCGCGCCGCAACCATCGCAGCCGCAGGCAAAACATCAGGCGGAATGCAACTAACAGCCCAACAAGCAGAATCCCTTGCACTACAAGGCGTATCCACCCAAACAGCCCGACAAGGGTTCGCTCAAATCGGGCAAACAGCAGGGCTGTTCAGACCGCTACAAGGTGAAGAAACAATCACCCAAGAAGACATTCTCGCTGGAACTTTCACAAACGAACAAGCGGCACAGCGACGTATCGCACGACGGCGACGACGACGCCAAGCGGCGTTTGAAGCAGGCGGCGCAGTCAGCCTACAAACAGTTCAATAATCAAATAGTTGACAGCCACTTAACTGTGATATACAGTTAAAGAACCTGCACAGGAATCCCCCAGTCTGTGCGGAGCAATTCGGGGTGACAAATCAATAGCAGCCATCACATACCTCTGATGTGATGTGGGCAGAAACGGAGAGTGCCATATGTCAGAGTTTGACAACTACGACAGCGAAGACCAGATAGAAGAATCCGAAACCCGAAACCCAGTTAGGGCAAGGATGAAGCAACTGGAAAAGGAAACCGCAGAACTGCGAAAGCAAGTAGCGGAAGCCGAAGCAGCGAAACGAGAATTGGCATTTGTTAAAGCAGGCATCGACCCGCTTCAACCAATGACAAAATATTTCGTCAAAGCATACGACGGCGACCTAAACCCAGAAGCAATCCGTCAGGCTGCTGTAGAGGCGCAATTGATTAGTCCACCCCAGAATCAGCCAACTGCGGATGAGATGCAAGCCTGGCAGCGAACCAACAAAGTCGCCGCTGGAAGCCAAACATCCCAACCACCAGTTGACTGGGCACGCAGGTTGAACGAAGCAACTTCGCCACGAGAAGTAGAACAAATTTTGTCTGAGGCACGGGCAGCACAACAACAGTAATATCCCCCTCAAAACAAAAGGAATAAATAATCATGGCAGGCGAAACCCAACTCTCGTCTCTGTCGGTTGACCAGGTGGCGTTTGACCGTCTTGCGTATTTCGCATTGCGTTCAGAACTCCTCTTCGACCAGGCAGCAGACGTACAACCAGTAGCACAGGCAATGCCTGGAACTGGTGTCACATTCACCATCTTCGCAGACATCGCGGCAGCGACAGCCACGTTGAACGAAGTAACTGACGTAACCCCGACGGCGCTCTCAGACAGCCAGGTAACTGTAACTCTGAACGAATACGGCAACGCAGTAGTAACCACGGCGAAACTCCGTGGCACGGCATTCTTGGATGTTGACTCGGCGGCAGCGAACATCATCGGCTACAACGCTGGTGACTCAATGGACCAAGTTGTCCGTGAAGTTCTCGCCGCAGGAACCAACGTTATTTACGCAACAGGTGGCGCAACGACGCCAACAAGCCGTGAGTCAATTCAGACAGATGACATCCTTCACGCAGACGATGTACGCAGAGTTGTCGCACAACTTCGCGGCGCAAACGTCGCAACGTTCGAAGGTTCATACATGGGTTTCATTCACCCAGACGTGTCGTATGACTTCCGTTCAAATACCGACGTAGCATCATGGCGCACACCAGCGAACTACGTGAACCCAGAAGGTATCTACAACGGTGAAATCGGCAAGTTCGAGTCGGTACGTTTCATCGAAACACCACGAGCCAAGAAGTTTGTTAACGCTTCGAACGGAACCAGCACAACTGGAACCATCGACGCCTATTGCACACACGTAATGGGTCGTCAGGCGCTCGCTAAGGCGTTCAGCGTCACAGACGGCAATGGTGCGAACCCGAAGATTGTCCGTGGCAACGTCACAGACATCTTGATGCGTTTGCAACCACTCGGTTGGTACTGGCTTGGTGGCTACGGTCGCTTCCGCGAGGCTTCGCTTCGTCGAATCGAATCGGCTTCAAGCATCGGTGACAACGCCGCTTAATCAATTTCAATAATTGATTAACAAGTAGTAGAGTCCCCCGCCGAAAGGTGGGGGCTTTGCTATACTTCTGGTAACGAAAGGTTTCTATGTCCATTTCCAACTACGCCGAACTAAAAATTTTGGAACACACCACAGGCAAAACCGCTTGGACTATGCCAACAAACGTGTACGTAAAACTTCACACAGGCGACCCAGGTGAGGCTGCAACATCGAACGCAGCAACAGAAACAACACGCAAAGAGGCTTCTTGGGCTGCCGCTTCGTCGGGTTCTATCGCAACAAACGCAACCCTTGAATGGACGAACGTTGCAGCAACAGAAACAATCACGCATTGGTCATTGTGGGATAACTCAACTGCGGGCAACGCTTTGTGGACTGGTGCTTTGTCGTCGTCTGCTGCTGTGACCGCTGGCGATACTTTTCAAATCACTTCGCTTACGCTGTCTCTCGATTAGTCGTAGGGGGTAAACCCTATGGCACAAACAGCAGTCACAGGTTACGTTGAACCGTTTGTTGACACACACCCGTTTTACCGTGGAACATACTTTCATGTAGTACAACGCACAGCGACAGGCGCAGGTGGCGGCACATCTGAGGTTGCTTCTGGCTCCGCTCAAATACGTTTAGGTCAACTCACCGATTTCAGTTTCCCGTATCTTACGGGTGGACGTTTCTATCTTGGTGTCCGTGCGGTCATTACTGTTACCGCTACAGCATCAGGTTCGGGTACTGCTTCTTCTTCAATAAACATTGTTAGATTCCGCGCCGCGACAGGTGACGGTACTGGTAGTGCTACCGCGGTAGGAATCCTTGTTGCTGTTCGTACTGCTACGGGTTCAGGTGTCGGCACGTTCGATTCGACAGGTTTGCATATCGCACCACGAACCGCTACGGGTTCAGGCGAAGGTTCAGGTAGCGCTTTCTTTGGGCAAATCCCGTCACGAACCGCAACAGGTTCGGGTGTCGGGTCGGGTACAGCCGTCGATTTGGTTATCAACATCCGTACCGCAACAGGTTCGGGTGCGGGAACACAAACAGGTAACTGGCTACTGGTATCTATTCGCACCGCTACAGGCTCAGGCACGGGAACACAGACTGGTGTTGGGGCACGCATTGAACGACGCACAGCCACAGGGTCGGGCACAGGCACAGGCACAGCGGATTGGACCAAATCCCACATCTTCCGTATCGGCATCACAAGCGACTACTCGTTCGCTGCACGCTACCCAGAAACCGACGCAGATAAACTGTTCGCACACACCCCGCAAGGAATACGCGCATTCAACCTGTATAAACTCACAGACAACACATATCAAACAACCGACCCACGCAGACCAGAACTAATATCAAAAGTGTATTACGGCGGGCACGACATTTTCTTGGACGACACAGAAGTAACAGAACTAACAGCAGCAGGATTCGGAGCGAGCATCACATAATGCCAACATTCAACCCACCAACGGACAACTTTGTATCACCCGTCATAGTCGGAGAATTCATGGACGGACAATACTTGGCAGCCAGCGAACGGTTAGCGAACCAATGGGGTAAACATGTGGCGTTAAGCCCACGTGGACGCAACGTATTCCTGTTGACAGACGGAACCATCACCGAGAACCAGCCCTCAGATGCAGCAACAATCTCGAAAATATATTATGGTGGGCACGCAACAGAAATCACATCAGACGAAGCGGCAACGTTAACAGCAGAAGGATACGGGGCGTACATCACATGAAACACAGGGAAACACATCCGAATCTGGACATCGAAGGATGTTTCGGGTGTCGAATCGCTGGGATAAGAATGGGAACAAATAGCACCACATCCAAAGGTGCAAGGGTCGCGGCAACTAATCAAACTGAACGTGGTTGGCAGAAAGATATGCCAGCCTATAAACGTTTAAGGAAAAACGGTTTGCAACCTAAACGTATCGACGGTGCGGCAGAGGTGGAAAGGCGTGCACAAGAATCATGGCAAGTAGAGACGGGCATACTACCAAATACCTGAACCTTGTTGGCGTCGATATTGTCAAAGTCGGTTACGGGAAAATGGTCTCAGGGTTACGCGAAGCATTGTCGCAATATGTTATGTTCGACAAACAAGCCGAACATACAATTTTTGCGTTAAGACCGAACTTGATTAAAGGTTGGCATAAACAACAAGTGCCGCACCTGTTGACAATGTGGGAAACAAACTGGTTGCCACCAGAATTCTCTGATTATCTCAACAACTTTGAAACTGTTACCGTCCCAAGTTTGCACAACTGGAAAATATTTTCACAATTTCACAACAACGTTCATGTCATTCCGTTGGGCGTAGACCGCACCATCTGGCATCCCCAACCACATAAACCGAACAAAAAATTCAAACTGTTATGTGGTGGCTCTGAATGGTATCGCAAAGGACTAGATGTCGTACTAGAAGTATTCAACAAACTACAACTACCCGACGCAGAACTACACATCAAAATAGTTCCACCACATCTGTTCGCACCAAAAGATTTAGAATACCCGAATGTCATAGTTCATCGAGAATGGATGACCGTCGAAGAAGAACGAAATCTGGTATCATCCGCCGACGCATTCATATCCATATCCAGAGGCGAAGGATTCGGACTGATGCCCCTACAGGCAATCTCCGCAGGGATACCCACCATCCTGTCCGACGCCCACGGTCACAAAGAGTTCTCGGATTTGGCAACACACAGAATCCCGACTGCACCCGTCCCAACAGCCAAAGGTGTATGGCAAAACATGGGCGACTGGGATGAACCCGACCCTGAAGCAACAGCCGAAGCCATCAAAGACATCTACAACAACCGTGACAAATACCGTAAACAAGCCGAAAGAACAGCACCACAAACAGAAGCATTCAACTGGGATACATCAGCCAAACAACTGTTAGAGATAGTTAAACCATCAAACAAAACTGTGCCATCGACCTGGATGGCGTTAGAACCAACCTGCGAAGTACAGGTCAAACGTGCTATCAAAGCCACAATCGGAACCCATACCATAGATTTGAAACCGAACGCAACCTATACTGTAGTGTTAAATATTCGTAATGCATTAAAACAATCGGGATACCTATTGGAGACACCATGAAAAAACCTGTATGGGAAACAAAAAACCCAAACAAGAAATCAAAGAAACTGTCACCAGCAAAGAAAGCGGCAGCGAAAGCAGCAGCAAAAAAAGCGGGACGACCATACCCAAATTTGATTGACAACATGAGGGCGAGCCGTGGCTAAAACACCAGCATGGCAACGCAAAGAAGGCAAAAACCCCAAAGGCGGACTCAACGCAAAAGGACGCGCCTCATACAAGGGCGGCACATTGAAACCGCCAGTCAAATCGGGCGACAACCCTCGCCGTGCATCGTTCCTTGCACGCATGGGAAACATGCCAGGACCTGAAAGAGATAGCAAAGGTAAACCGACAAGACTGCTATTATCTTTACAGGCTTGGGGTGCTTCGTCGAAAGCCGATGCACGTTCTAAGGCTAAAGCAATATCCGCACGAAACAAGAAAGGCAAATAACATGCCAATGGTAGGAAAAAAACAGTTCTCATACTCAGCAAAGGGTATGGCAGCCGCCAAGAAAGAAGCCAAGAAAACTGGCAAGCCGATGAAGAAGGCTAAGAAAAAGAAGTAAATGACCACCGCGGCAGTCGTCATTGATAGGACGTTGCGACAACTTTTATCTGGAACGGTAGAAGCCCGCAACAAACTGACAACAACACTCACATCAAACGATACGAGTGTTGTTGTCACCTATCCGTTGGAAGGACTGCGAGCAGGTCAAGTATTCGAAATCGATTCAGAACTGATGTACATTTGGGCGACAGATGTACCAACGAAAACGCTGACAGTTCAACGAGGGTTCAACGGGACGACAGCCGCCGCGCACACGGCGGGCGCACTCATTACGGTCAGCCCACGATTCCCGCGGGCACAAGTGTTGGAATCAATCAACGACGAAATGGCAGACCTGTCATCACCGATGCACGGATTGTTCCAAGTCAAAACATTGAACCAAGACTACAACGGTTCAGACCCGATGATAAACCTTACATCGGTCACAAGCATCATCGACCTGCTGACAGTCTCGGTTAGATACCAAACAGACGACTATCCTGTAGCCCGCAAAATCCGTTTAGTACGTGACGTACCAACAGACGACTTCGCTTCAGGTTTGGCGTTGCGTTTTGACCAGGCAGTATTCCCAGGGCGTTTACGCATCGTCTACAAAGCCCCATACAGTTCGGCGGCAACAGAAGCAACCGATATCAACAGCACATGCGGCGTACAAGAAAGCGTCACCGACATCGTTGCGTTAGGCGCACAAATACGGTTGATGTCACCACGAGAAATTAAACGAAACTTCACCGAATCACAAGGCGACACACGCCGAGCAGACGAAGTGACAATGGGTTCGGTAGCGAACAGCACCGCAGGTTTAATCCGTTTACGACGAGACCGCATCCAAGCAGAGGCAGCACGTCTAGCGAGAGCGTACCCAACATTTTTATCTAAGGATTAAACGGTGACAACGCTTCTACGTTTCACCGATGCGTTCTACCCAGCACCAAGATTTTTTGCGGGCGGAACAACAACACAACTCGTACCAGACATTTTCCCGCTGGCTATCAACGGCAGACCATATCTCGTCGACCAGAAAGCAGGCACGTTTACTAGAGGTTTCGAACCGCGTGTGCGTGATTCTGTGGACCAGTCAACAAGCCCAGGCGAGGCAGCAATCAACCCTCAAGGTTTGTGGCGTCGAGGTGAATCATCATGGCATTTTGGTGCTGGTCAAAAATATGCGGACACAGCCGACGCACAAGATTACCGTTTCCAATCCAGCAAAGGTGTCAACCCGTGGACCAAAGGACAGTTGACATTATTGCAAGCAACAAAACAGTCACGTTCATCAGCGAACACAAACCTGCAAGTTGTCGTGGCAAACAACGAACTTTATATGTTGGATGGCACGGCAGTCCGCTACTCATCTGACCCGTTCGCGGCGTCACCAACATGGACGGCGGTGACAGGTTTACCGTCAGGCACACCAAGAGATATAGCGTCGGACGGCACAAACATCTACCTCACATACCCTGGCACATCAAACAGTTACGGGTTATGGAAAGTGAACGCCTCACACACCGCATCGAACGTCGCTTATGGTCACGAATTTGTTTACGTAGATTTCGTCAAAGGACACCTCATGGTGTCAGGCAATAGTGCGTCAAGTGCAACAGAACTATTCTACGACCCGTCAGGGAACGTCGGCGCAGATGACTACACACACCCGATATCCACATGGAACTGGACAAGTTTCGCATCGGGACAAAACGCCATCTATGTTTCAGGATACTCAGGCGACCGAGGAGCCGTATACAAAATCACCATCACCTCGGCAGGTGTATTAGACCAGCCAGTAGTAGCGCTCGATTTACCGACAGGCGAGATACCTAAAGTCATCTACGGATACCTCGGCGGAATATTCATCGGCACAAACAAGGGCGTCCGATACTCGACACCAGACAGCACGGGAAGTCTCACAGCGGGCGCACTAATTCCAACGACGGGCGATGTCTTGTCGTTCACAGCCGAAGACAAATTTGTTTGGTACAACTGGTCACAATACGACGGCACATCCACAGGGTTGGGCAGACTGGACTTGTCATCGTTGGTGGCAACCAACACCCCAGCGCACGCCTCAGACCTCATGCACACTTCAACAGCGGACGTCCTCTCGTGTGCCACCTACGATAACAAGCG